TGCCGTTTGAGGCGAGCCAGTCCGCCGCATACTGATTAAGCTGTGCGGCTGTCGGCGTGCTGTCGAATTCAGTTGATGCGTTCAACACCTGCACCCTGTTAAACGAATATTCATTGGCAATCGTCTGCACCGTGCCCTGCACGTATGTATCGGTGTTTGAGTAATATGCGACCGCTCCGGTGTAAACGTCACTAATGTCGATGTCATACTCCAGTCCCGTCAGGTTCTTGGTGTATGCGATCTTTACCCCGTTATTCTGTCCGCGATTCTTCAAGAGACTGACCTGGTATTTAACCCATTTCAGTTCGCCGCCGTAAAGTCCGACCATCGTGTCGCCTACAAGATGCCGCATAGACCTCGGAACATCGCACCCGAACAGGTGCACGGTCTGGGATGCGTCAGTCATGTCGGTCGTGAAAGTGAACGGGTTCGGTGTGAGTTTATACTCGTCCGCCCTCTCCCATGCCGCCGCCGGATATCTTGTGTTGCGCGAGCATTTGCCGATGATTACGTCATTCAGCTGGTAGCTGATGTGTTCAGCCTGAACGTCGATGTTGCCGTTCATGTCGAAACTGACTTCAGTGATCCGAAACGGTTCCGCTGCAGTATCGTCTGCCGGGTCAGCCAGGATGATTCTGTCAGGCTTTAATTCCTGGGCAAACTGCCCGTCCCTCGGATACTCAAGCGACAGAGTATATTCGCCGTTCCTGACCTCAGTGACCATGCACTCGATACAGTCAACCAACGGGCACAGCCCGAAGTTGGTGAACGTCCGTGCATCCTTCTCGAAAAGTCTCGGAATCATAACTTCCACCATCCCGGATAGATCTCAATCAACCCGAGTCCGATGTCGCTTGTGTAATATGAGTGAAATTCGATTTCACCCTCGCCTAACTGCGGGAATGTTAAACCTTCACCGATTGCGCTCTCCGCTGTTGAGAGAAACAAATATCTCGTCAGATTGTTTTTATCATCGTCGTAAACATACTGAAGATCGCAGTCGATCGTCATCTCGTCCGACGGTGTTGCGTTGACGTGAAACTCGTAGAAGTCTTCTCTTTCTCCGCCAACGTAGTTTGTGATTGCCATGCTCGGAGATGTCGAAGAATAGATCTTGATCAACGGCTTTGCGGCGTATCCTGTCGGGTTCGTGATCTTAATCGACTGCCCCATCTCCGCATTTAATGCGATCGGTGTGCCGCCGTTTAACGTGGTGGTCTGGACCGTAACAGACGCTTCGTCAGGCTCTTCATAACCAGAGAACGTAATTCTGAAATAGATGTCTGTTGCCTGAAATGAGAATGTGTGACTCTGCCCATCTGTTAAGGTCACGCTCTGCGTTGTCAGCTGTGCCTTATTGGTGTCAAACGTCTCTAACGTGACAGTCAACGTGTCCGCACTGTGTGCCGTGACCTTCACGTCTTCATAAACGGGAAGAATCATAGTCGACATGGTATTTGTAAAGACCACAGGTGAAAGAATCTGGATCGGCTGTTCTCCCGACTTCAGAAATCTCTGAGGCTTGCAGTTGAATGTGATATCGAACTGCCCAGATCTGTAAAAACTCACGAAATTGCCCGGATTTAATCCGTCCGTAAGAATGCCCATCCGAAACTCGTCCGGGTGGTAGGTGTCTTCTAATCTCTGGTAGCCTCTTTTCCGACAGATCTCTTTGCGGAAGTCCTCGAACTTATTGAAAAAGTCCGTATGGATATATGCCGGATAAGTGACATCAATGTTCGCCCACTTACCGCCGTCGATCATCAGATCGCCGTTCCTTCCCGGCACAGAGACCTTCTTCACATCCCTCTCAGGTGCCGCAAATGTGCCTTCTCCTGATAACCAGATATCAAAAAAGGCGGAATCCAGTCCGCCAAAAGTAATAGAGTGCTTTGTCATCCGAATACCGCCTTCTTTCTCATTATGTCATTTTGAATTTGTCTGCTGACCATCCGGGCAATCTCTGCCTCGCTCTGGTTAGGTGTTGCGTTGATAACGATGTTGATGTTGGTCTCTCCGCTCATCTCCTTCAGCTTGTTTAAGCCGAGGATGACTTCCTGACCCGCTTCGCCGCCGCCGAGTAAATTGCCGTTCATTGCGCCGAAGATGGTCGCACCATTGAGCAGGATCGGCGTTTCCATAGCCTTCGCATACCAGTCAACGGAAACATGTGGCACTCTCGGTGGAACCAACGAGAATTCGCCAGTGATAGAGAAGTGCGGCATCTTAAGCGAGGGAAGGCTCCATGAGAAATTGAAGAAGCCTTTGATCTTTTCGATTGCTCCGCTCACCGCTTCCTTAGCCGCATCGATCTTCTCTTTGATGGTCTTTCTGATGCTTTCAAACACATCAGAGACCTTCTTCTTTGCCGCTTCCACCTTGTCACCGATGGATGCCCGGATCTCTTCAAACTTCGCCTGAACGTTGGCACTAAACTCGGAACACTTTGCCACGATCGTGTCCCAGTTCTGATACAGTGCAACACCGATCGCAATGACTGCCGACACTGCCGCAATGATCAATGCGATCGTCCCCAACATTGGCAACATCCCCACGTTCAGAGCCGCCGCCGCCGCTGAGATAGCCGATATCATTCCCAATACCGGGGAAATTGCCGCCACTAAAGCCAACACCGACAGGATCAGAGCCTGCGTGCTTCCGTCCAGATTGCCGAACCAACTCAGCACGTTCGTTACTACCTCGACCAGCTTCTCCAGAGCCGGAACCAATGTCTCAGCTAAAGAAGCCCCCGCTTCGAGGAATGCCTGCGATGCTTTCGCTTTCAATTCATCAATCTGGTCATTAAATGCCACAGCACTCTCGACCGCTTCACCGCTTAAGATGTTCCCGGTGGCTTCAGCGTCTTCTCCGAGAGATATCAGAGCTTCGCCGCCGTCATCAACAATGCCCGCCATTTCCATGGCTGACTTGCCAAAGAGTTCCATAGAGACAGCGTCTCTTTCGGTCTCGTTCTGAATGCCGCCTAATGCTTTGATAGCGTCATACCATACATCTTTTGCGTTGCGCATCGAGCCGTCTGAGTTATGAATGACCACACCGAGCTTCTCGAAAGCATCCGAGCCGTTCGCCATGTTCTTGGTTAGTTTCTGGATCGAACCGGTCATCGTTTCGTATGAAACATCAATGAATGAGCTTGCATACTGTAATTTCTGCAGTTCTTCGACGCTGAACCCGGTCACGTTCGACATCGTCAGCAAGTCGTCCGCCGTTGATGCGGCACTTGCAGCCATGCCGAGCATACCCGCCGCAGCTCCCGCTGCTACCGTTGAAATGCCTTTGGTCTTCTCCGCCCATTCGCCCGTTTTTGCCGAAATCGATTCGAGAACCGGGGAGCAGTGGTTAAGCTGATCCTGCAGATCTTCCAGATTCAGAGTCGTCTCAATCAGTTCTCTCTGGAGCCGATCCTGCTGATCTCTTGCCGCTTCGGTGTCTCCGGCATTCTTTGCTTCTTCGAGTGCTTTCTTGAGCTCGTCCTGTCGCTTCTTAGTATCTTTTACCGCATCCGTCAGAAGTTTCTGCTTCTGTTTAAGCAGATCAACATTTGAAGGGTCTAACTTCAGCAGTTTGTTTACGTCCTTAAGTTGTGTTTGTGTATCCCGTAATGATTTATCTACATCTTTGAGAGATTTCTGGAGACTCGTGGTGTTGCCGTCAATCTCTACAGTAATGCCCTTTAGTCTGCTTCCTGCCATGCTCCCTCCTAGAATCTGTCAAAGTCTTCCTGTGTGGCTACCTGTGTCCACTCTGCCGAGTCGTTCGATGATTCGGTCATGATGTCCAATATCATCCCTAAATCCAACTCGTCCAGATCAGACATCGGTATGCCTATTTGTATGCACCTCAGCAGAAAAAGACCGACTGTTAAAGGTCGGTCTGTGCGAGTGCTTTTTTTTTGCTGTCTGAAAGCGTCGTAGAGGATAATCCCCACAGCGCAATGATCTCGGGAAGAATCTGGTAGAGAGAGAACATGCTGAACTGGTCGAGCCATTCGTCCGCAGTGTCCGGGATAGATGGATCTGCCTGCTTTGCCATGACGAAAGCCATGTTCTCGAACATCTCCAGAGCTTCAGCCGACAGTTTTCCCTCTGTCGCCTCTTTCTGGAGCTTATCCATGTCCTCGAGAATATCTCTGCGGAACATCTGCCTGTAGATCCTGATCGTTGCTCCGGTCGCTTTGAACTTTACATCTTTATCGTCAATTCTGACTGTTCTCTCCATACCTTCTCCTCTCAGAATTCAGGTTCGACTACTGCGTCAAACCAGGTTGAATATGCCCCAGTGTCAGACTGAGGCACGGATGCCTTGATGATCTGATCGCTGATACGAGGCATAGCCGTGATATTGAGCGTCTCGGTCTGAGGCGTGATGCTTGCTTCCTTGGTTGATCCTGCGACTGCCGGTCGTGTTGCCGTACATCTGTACATGCAGTGACGTGTCGCTTTTTCATCGCCCTGGAATTCAAACAGCAGAGCAAACTCGACTGTCGCTGTGTCGGCTTTCTCAACCAGTAATCCGTTCGTTGCTGTGAGCTCACCAAGTACATCACCCTTAAAGTCGGAAGGGATCAGAGCAAGCTCGAGAGATCCCGAATATCCGTTATTGGCGATGCTCTGGAAATAAACGATGTCATCAGCATAGAAGGGATTGGATTCTCCCTGTGCTTCAAGCGACAGAGAGACAGCTCCGGCAAGCCGCTTCGGTGTGCCGTAAGTAAGTACACCATCTGTGTCGGTAGCAACTGCGTAATAGCAGTTTCTGATGCCGTATTTAATCTTATTAGCCATTGATAGTCATCTCCGTAGTGTAAATGGTTTCCTGCAAATGATCACTGTTGACCCACTCCGAACTCTTGAACCAAGAGCCGAAATGTTCCTTCAGAACGTTCTCAACGGAACGCTCCAGAGCCGTATTCTTGCGCACAGCGTAGAGTGCGATGTCGATCTGAGTGATCTCTGCATAGTTAGAGTTATCAGCGTACATATCGTTATTCTGAGGGTAAGTAATAACGATGTAAGGCGGCTTCGGGATGTCTTTCTCGAAGAAGTTCACTGCCACAGGCAAGCCTGTCTCAAGAACCGCATCATAAATATCGTCGAATGTCATCCTTTAAGCCTCTTTTCCGTTTCGGTGACAAGCCACTGCTCTGTGTAGTCGGTAGCGTCTCTGATGACGTTATCGCCAACAGTAGAGCCGTATGTGTTCCACTGGTTCTTGATCCTGTGCGAACGTTCCAGAAGATGGGCGACTCTGTATCTGTCCCGGTTATAGACCACGTAAGAGGTGCCTAAGCCACGATAATACTGCTGTTTCTTCGTCCATCCTTTGGCATACTTGCCTGTCTGCTTCCTTGAATTGCCTCTGATCATCTTCACGCAGATATCCGCCGCTTCCGGGATGGTGTCATTCAATACCATCCGGGCATCCTTACCGTATTCATCAAGAAGTTGCATGACCTCCATGCGGAAATCTTCGACTCCCACTTTCTTGCTCATACATCCCCCTGTTTCCGCTCGACATACAGTTCGATGATGTCGTTGCGTGTTTCATACGTGCGATACACTGCGTATCTCTGCCCTCTGAATTCGATGATCTGTTCGCCTCTGTACTCCGGTCTGAACATGAGGAATCTCATATCAGGGTTTAGCCCGTTCCGCCCGCCGTCAAACCATTCATCAGCCGTGACAGACTGATGCTGTGCGTAGACCTTGCGTCTGGTCTCTGTCGGCTCAAGCACTCCCATCGAATTCGGTGCGAATTCTTCGGAGATCAGATAAATCACGCTTGATCTGTCCATACAGTGAACCCCGATGCCATGCTGAGCTGTGCTTTCTGTTCGTCATATGACTTCTTCAACCTGTCATATTCATCCGGCTCGCCGAAATGCATTTTCACATACGTGGTTACTGCCAGACGGACGATTGGATCAGTCAGCACAGGCTCAACACCTGCGATCCCTAAGTCTTGAAGACAGGCAGACATGAGATCAGTGATCTCGCTGTCAAACTCGTCCTCCGAAATGCGCAGAGCGAGCTTCACTCTGTTCAGTGCCATAGCTTTTGCATCACATCCCATGTCTGTGTCTCCTTATTTCTTTTTCTTTGTCTTTGCCTTCTTTGCGTTGCGGAAGGCGATCAGCCGTTTCCCCTCATCGTCAGAGACTTCGACCACTGTCCCCTTGGAGAGTCTCACAGCTGTGTCTCTGGTGAGTTCGATGATCATGCGGCTACCTTTGCAAAGTATTTGTTGCCGACGACTGCGATCGCAGACGGCTGTCTGCCCAGTACGTTGACCAGATCCTTCTTCATGTCGGTCTTGTCGTCATACTTGAATTCGATGGAATCGCCCTTCGGCAGATTCTCCATAACGCCTGCGAGGTCGCCGATGATCGGAGCCGTTGCTGTGTCGTTGAACAGTACTTCGAGACCGTCAAACGGATCAACTGCGTAAGAAGCAGAGAGCTGAAGTGATCTGTAGTTTGCGTACTGAGCCGGGGTCATGATCGCCACGAGGTTTTCAGCCGCAGAGGACAGAAGCGCACGAGCCTGAATCAGATCGTCGATTGCGCCTGCCGCTGTGCCAGTCTTAGCGACTGCGGGCTGTGTGGCTGTTGCTGTCTGCGGAGCCGCAAGGATTGCCGCAACAACAGCGTTTTCACGTGCTTTGACGATGCCTCTTGTGACTTCGTCATAGATGTATTCCAGATATGCCTGACCGCTCATGCTGTCGAGTGCTTCGTCAGAAACAGATACCCATTTCTTGAATGTTTCGGGCTTGAGTTCGACGATGCCCAGAGACAGAGCCTCTTCGGCGATTGCGGCACCGCCTTCTGTGTGCTTGCCTGCCGCAGGTGCGGAGATCTCAAATCCGACCTTTACGTTTCCTGCCGCAGTCATTCTGCGGACTCTGGACAGGATCTTAGATTCGGAAAATCTCTTTGCGACGATTTCACCGACGAATGTCGGCACCGGAACAGTTCCGCCAGTTACGTTCTCAGTCAGGAGCGCACGGCACTCAGCATCGTCCCCGGTTTTGCAATAATTTGCGAATGCTTCGATGTAAGCTTTTGAATCTCTTACTTCCATGTTTTCTTCCCTTTCTTCAATCTGGTCGATTGGTTTTATGTCGCTGTTTGCGACCTTCTCAAGAAGCGCACGCTTCTCTTCGGCATTGCTCTTCAGCTTTGCCTTTTCCTCGAGCAGAGAGTCAAACTCTGCGCTGAGGGCTTCGATGTCAGCATCTTCAGCTTCGACAGCTACCTTGATTTCTGCCATCCTTTTCTCGATTTCCTCAAATGTCATAATGTTCCTCCATTCTGAGTTTGAGCATCAATCTCGCTTTTGCCCTGGCTTTCTTTTCCGCTTCGAGTCGCTCCGCTCTTTCTGCCTCAATCACTCCGTTGAAGTAGTCACGATAAGAAACACCTATTTCTGTTCCGGGATTCGCCGGAAACGAGACTGCACTGATGTCATAAAGTTTTTTAATACGGTCGATCACTCTGGTATTTGTTGCTTTGTCAAAGTGATCTTCGTCAACAACAAACGAAAAGGACATCTGTGAGTAGTTGCCTGTCTGGATGTCCTCAAACATTTCTCTGGATGCGCCTGTCAGCCCTAAGTTCGTGCGCTGACGCAGTCCGTGGTCGTCGATCAGAAGTTCGACCGATCCGTTTTTAGTGCGTGCAAGAACACGCCCCTCGTGATCTCTGAGGAAGACCACGTCGCTCATGTCTGCCTCGTCAAATGCATGGCGGTCAATCCGTTCGTAGAAAGTCCGCCCGTCTATTTCCATCATCTCATACGGCTCAAACGTTGAAGCGTAGCCTTCGACGAAGTAGTCGCCCGCTTCAAACGTGCCGATGTTCCGATACTCTCTGTTAGCTTTGATTGCCATCTGTTCCCTCCCGTGTGAACGAACCATCTTCGTTCATTAAGTAGTATTCGCCACGAATCGTGTAAGCCTGTCCCTGTCCGTCAGGAAGCGGCGGAAGGTTCCAGATCTCTCTGATCTCGTCTCTATTTAATATGCCCCGGTCTGCCATCTGAGAGCTGACGTTCAGCTTTTCGGTCGTGGTCATGTACTGGAGCCTGTTGGATGTCGCCATCAGCAAACTCCCCTGTGCACGCTCCCGATCGGTAAACATTGCCTGTGTCATCGTCTCGCTAAACTGGATGGCGAACGGTTCGATTACTGATTCATAGAATGCCGCCCAGCTGTCGCCGTATGCTTTCGACTGGAGCACATCCTCATTCACGCCGAAGTAGTTATAGACCGATGTTCTGATCTCGTTCATCTCTGCCTCAGGAACCGTTACGCCGCCCATGCTGATCTGCTTGATGTCGGTGTAGGTGTTCGGGAAGAGCAGGATGCCGCTGTTGTCTTCCTCCGCTTTCAGATTCGCCTCGGTGAAGCGTTTCCTTTCCTTAGCCAGATCTTCGGTCTTAGTAAAGTTATTGACTCTTGCAATGAATTTATAGCTTGCTCCGTTCTTGACCGCTTCCTTAATGGATTCGTTATTCAAGTGAATCATCCGCATGGTCGGGTCGAGTGCATGGTTGGTCTCGCCGAAGAAATCAGATTTGTATTGGAACTTCGTCAATATTGCACATTCGCTCAGATAGTCGCTTGCCCGCTGCCCGTTGATAAACTCATATCTCAGGAACGGCACACCATCAACTTGAATAATCGAACACTTCTTCGGAAGCACTGTGTAGTATCCGACCGGGTTCATCAGGTCGTCATAGACCGGCACGATCACAGCTGTGTTATGCATGTCAAGAATCGTCGATGTCCGATATAGAAACTGGCTCCACGTCTGCCAGTTATTAGGTTTAAGTCTGAGCTTCGTCTGCAATGTAGGCTTCGCCGCTCCCTGAATCTCTACCTTAAGTTTGCTGATGTGTCTGGCTCTCGCATCGATCGCCGCCCTCACCAGTTCGCTCTCATATAGTTCACCGTTCCATGTCGTAAAGTGTGGCTCGTATGCCGTCAACGTGCGGAAGTAGCCATCGTAATGATCAGCCACATCAACATTAGGCTTCTTAAAGAGCCAATCAAATAGTCCCATAGTCTACTCCTCATTCCTTAACTGCGCACCGATCTCGCCATACCATTTCTGCCTGACGCACATCGCATCAAGTAAGGCAGCTGTGCCGTCTATGTGAACATTAGCCGAGACTTTGATCAGTCTCTTGCGTGATGTTTCTGCGTTCATTTTTGTCGCCGAATCCAACAGGTGAATTCTTAACAGATCGTTATCACCGATCTGAATCCTGCCGTCCTTGATCAGACCTTCCGTCTCATCGATAACAGGGCTAAGGTTCTCCCCCTGATAGACATCGTCCATATGTATGCCGTAACCCTTCATGTCTTGGGTTAAGTACTGAGAGTTATATCGGTCGTATCCAACCTTGAGAGGGTAAATCTCATAATCTTCAATAAGCGATCTGAACCACTCAAAGCAGTCATGATAATCAACAAAGTTCTCGCCGGACGCTCCCATGATTCCCCTCTGGATATAGGCACGATACGGCAGTCCGTCCTTAGCCGTGGCTTCGTCGATCTTCTCCGCCGGGAGCCAGAACTTGCTGAACACGTACAGCTTGCCATCCTTCTCGATCACTACACACGCAGACGTGAGGTCTGTCGTCCGGGACAAGTCGATGCCGCCGACGCAGTACGACCCTCTGAAGTCATTCAGATCCAACTGCTTGCCGACGCACTTGGCGACGTCCTCATCTCTTAACCAAGCGATGGAACTGTTCTGCTTTATACAGCCATATTTGCAGAGGAACTCCGCACGCTTGGAGAGCGACCCCTCTGCGATGGCAATCTCTTCAAGCAGATAGTCAACCTTTACGGACACACCCAGATTCGGGTTTGACTTCCTTAGCTCGTTTATATCGTTCCACTTATTGACATCGTCGATCATGTAGAGGATCGGCAACAGCCTGGTCTCTTTTGAGTCACCAAGCAGGAATCTGGTAGACCTCTTTATCAGTTCGTCATAGATCCCGTCATTGACATATCCGGCAGTGCTGATCGCAAGCATGATCGGCTGTTCCCTTGCGCCCATCGCAGACTTCATTACCTCGTACTGCTTCAGACCTTGGTCACCGACCCAGCTGCTGAACTCATCGCACACACAGACGCTCGGGTTGAAACCATCCGACTTCTTAGCGTTGAAAGCGATCTTCTTCAGTGAAGAATTCGAGTCAGCGATGTAGATGTCAGACTTTCGGTGTTTACTCATCGCCAAGAGCTCCGGATCTAACGACACCGACTGCCAGAAAGTGCCGTAGATGATGTCAGCCTGGTCAAGCTTAGGCGCAACGCAGAACCCTCTGGCACCATACTCCCCATCACCGTACAGCGCATACTCGAGGATTGCCGAAGCGATGGCAGACTTGCCTTGCTTTCTCGCCATGACCACGCAGATCTCTCTGAACTGCCTCAGACCGTCCTTATCGACAATTCCAAACACAGCAGAGATCAGAGCCTTCTGCCAGACCTCCAACTTGATGCACTTTGGAGCGAGTGCGCCCTCAACATGGTGGCAATGCTTCTCGATCCACCTGATCGCACGGTCTGCTTTGCGCTGATCGAACTTAAAAGAGCCCTTCTCGAGCCCCAAAACCAGATACGAATACACCAGATCGACCCATTTTCCGACCACTGCCGAGCCATTTCTGATCTGTTGATAATAAGTCAGGATATAGTTGTCCATCTCGCCGTTACTCCGCCTGGTTATCTGTGTCTCCGTCTAAAAGAGAGGAATTTAATAGTCACCCCCCCGGTCCTGCGGTCGTGCGTAACAATTTGCAAGATGGGGGGCGGTCAATCAATGAAGCGACCGAACGGATCTGTGTGATGTTTATATGATCCGTGCCTCTTCTTATGGCACTCACGGCACAGACTGACCAGATTATCCTCACCCAGTGCTATGCCCATGTCGGTAATGTTCTCAGGTGTCAGCTCAACGATGTGGTGAACCTCTTCCGCCGGAGTGATGTAACCATTCGCCAGACAGTCGACACACAGCCTGTGATCTCTCTGCATGATCATCTCTCTGGTGTGCTTCCATGCCTGTGATTTATAGAAAGCCCGTGCGAATTCCCTCATGCGTGCCGCCTCGGTGTCTGGTAGTCGAGCCAAGCCTGATACGGTTCGCAGTTCGCCATGATGTCCACACGGTCGCATATCTTTGTGCAGTAACAACACGGGCATGTGGTCAGCTGGTCGAGCCGCCTGAAGTGTTCCCGTCTGTCTTCCTCAGTTAAAGAGCTGAGATCAATCACATCGTCATCCATCATCTTTTCTCCCAAGACGAGACCGCAGTAGAAAGGAGGTTAATATGAAAAAACACATTCGACAGTCTGCGGCTGATTAACGGTCTCGCCCGGTGCAGACTGAAAAGAGCAAGACCTGCTCCCATCTTGCTCTTCATCAGAATATATCTTAGCTTTGTTAATTTGTTTTTTTTGTACAACTTTCCAGATACCGATGCAGACGGCGCATCGAGTATTGATAATCAGGATAGCCGTACACTTTCATGTTTACCTGCCGCCATGTGTATCTGTTCCCATGCGGCGGTTTGATGATGTACCGCCATCTGACTATCGCACTCACTTCATCGTCTTCGATCGACTGCACCCAGTCATGTATCTCCTGCCGTCTCTGGCTGAGAAGCTCGAGTTTCATGTTCAGCTGATCCTTCAGCATGATAATCCGCATTGCGCTTCTTCCTGTCGGGTCTGACGGTTCAGAGCTCCCGCCCATGCCTGTCGGTGACTTTACCGGATTATACAGCTGCTCTATCTCTGCGGTGATCGCTTCGATCTCCGCTTCGATGCCGCAGTACTGCTCGAGCTTTTCAAGAGTCATCATGTGTCTGCATCCTTTGAGATTGTAAGCAGTGCAGAGATCATCATCCCGATGAATATCCCGATCACTCCGATGATTATCTTTTCAATCATTCATCCCCCTCGTTATCAATCAGCGGACTGAAGCCAAGCTCAAGGCACTTCTTGAATGCTACGCTCTTTACTTCGGCGGGAATATCATTACATCCTTGAACTGCTTTATATATTCCTGCTTTAAAGACTTTATGACTGCTCGGCACTGGTACATGATACTTCTTACAGTATTTCCTCACTGCTTTCCAATCATCTTCCATGACCGCTTTTGTGAGCGCTTCATGTCTGTCTTTCAGGAACGTTTCAATATAATTCATTCTTCTTTCCTCACACCAATCAAATCTGCATATCGCATGTTTTGCAATTTTTCGATATTCGTTATTGCGTAATCTGCCATAGTGTTCATTTCAGCCAACGAATCGGTAACGCACATCCTGTTAATCTCGCCTTTTATCGTATCTGCGAGAATCATCATCTTCTGACGCTCTTGTCTGTTCATTCTTCTTTCCTTTCTGCAAAACTGCAATAGTCATTTCCTGACGGTTTGTCTGTGTCATCAACAATGCTGATTGCACATCCTATGTCTCCAAACCACTTGCAATCCTTGCATCTGATTACTGGCACAGCGTCTACTGTCCTTGAATCGTCAATAAATCTCCTGACTTGCTTTTTACTGAACGGAGGCTTGAACATCGTCCAATTGAGTATCTCATGTAACTCATCCGCATCAATTAACCTAGTCATCTTCCACCATCCTTGCTCCGCAGTGTGGGCAGTATTCTGTATTATCTGCGTGTTTGCCACATGCAGAGCAAGTATATCTTTCCCAAAATGGATATA